TCAACAACCCCATCCCAACCGCGTCGGCCGCCATCAGCAGTTTGAACTGTGCCTTGGGTTCCAACTCCACATGGGCCGCCCAACTCGTCTGTGCCGAGTCAATCGGCCACACCGGCCCCACTTTGCTGGCCACTTCGTAATCGGCCTGGAAGACGCGCAAAAGCTTCGTTGTTCCCAGCGCCGCCGACGTTGCATCCATAAAAATCGCGACTTCGGTCGGCAGGACTGGCTGAAGGGCAATCTCCGTAGGCGTCGCCGTCAGCGTGACCCCATCAATCAACCGCTGCCCGATCAGCGATCCCTTGGTCGTGAACTCATCCCGACCAAGGGTATAGCCCCACGAATCGAAAATTCCGTAGCCCATCTCATGCGCTCGCACAGCCGATCCCACCTCCACAGTATAGGTGCGCGCCGAATCCGGGGCCGCCTGCGCCGGCGAAAAGGTCCATTTGTACGCAGTGGTTACGCCCTGCTGCACCGGCGCCGCATAGTTAAAAATCGAAGAGAGCGGATAGACGATGTCTGTATAGACCATCTGCCCCTGCATCCCCGCCGTCGTCCACTCCTTGCCCTGGGCGCCCACCGTCGCATACTTGCCGCCCAGCGGTCGATACATCTTCACCGCCGTCTGGATTGTCGGGCTGATCTGCGTCGCCAATAGCTTCCGATTGGCCGGCACAATCGTACCCGGCGTAACCTCCACCCCGATCTGAACAACCTGAGTAATCCCCGCTCGCTCTGACATCTCCTCCTACCTTTCCCCTATCTCTCGTCACTGCACAAAAATCCGATATAACCCCCCCAAATGCCGATACTGCGTCTCCCCGGCCACCTCCACATAGCGGATCGGCTGTTCCCGCGTACATGCCAGAATCACCCCATCCACCACGCTCCCCGTCTTGCCCTGAAGAACCGTATCCATTCGGTCCGCAATCGCCTTCAACGGCCCATAGCTCGGCCCCTGGCCAATCACCTTGATCTGGTAGATCGCATTGACCATAATCCGCGCCGTCCCCACCCCCATCACATCCGTACCATCCATCAACGTGAAGAGGAGATACGGAAACACCGCCCCCTGGGGCGCCACATCGCCATAACAGCGCGTCCCCACCGCCGCCGCCAACGTCGCATCCCCCGTCAACGTCGCATAGAGCCACTGGTCAACCCGAAGAACTTCGATCACCGCACCGCCTCCGTCACCACCTTAGAAAGGCGCCGCTTCAACTTCGCCACCGCCCGCTCCCCCGCCGGCGTCATAAACGGACGGGCCGGCAGCCGCACCGTCCCAAACTCATGGAAGTGGCCGTAAAACATCAACGACACCACCGACCAACCGCCCCGGATTCGGCGCACCTTAATCCCCTTCACCAGGTCGCCCGTATCCTTCGGCGCCAACCGCCGCGCCTCATCCCGCGCCTCGGTCGCCACTTCCTTCATCGTCGCCGGCGCCGTCACCCGCAACGCATTCCGCACCGCCGGCAACTGATTTTTTGTAATCTGAAAACTACCCGCCATCATCCATCCCATCTAGCTATTGGTCACTTGGTGGGGAAGACGGAATCGAACCGCCACCAACGCCGCGCCGTGCTTGCCGGCGAGAAGCGCCGCTGCACCCCTCAACACAACGGCAGCGTCAGTGCCGCCAGGCATCCCCAAGACTGACTACGCGCCCAACCGCCTAAACCACCTCACGACACATCACAACCTGTTCCCGTTGCCGCCCCTCCGGGTCCCCAATCGTGATAATCTCCAACCGCCGGTTCTGCCACACCAACCGATGCCGATTCGTCAACGCCACCCCACCGGCCCCGGCCCGCAAATTCACCTTATGGCTAATGGTCGCCTGCACCTGATCCGCCGCCGAACTAAATTGCTCCTGGCCCAACTGGGTGCGCACGCGCCCCCACACCGTCGCCACCGTCGCCCAAGTCGGCGTCTGCCCACCCATGCCATCGGCCACAACCGTCATCGCCTCAATCGCAATCCGCTCGCGCAACTGCCCAGCCTGCATTGCCAATCTCCTTAGCGCCTGCCACAATGCCCTCCCTTATCAGGGGAGGGCTAGGGAGGGGTCAGCGCACCTCATACAAATACAACAGCGAATCCACCGCCATCTGCACCGCCCCGCTCGACACCGTCACCCCCGCCGATACGACCACCGCCTCCCGGTTCTCATACCAATGGCCAATCAACAACAGCATCGCCTGCTTCAACGGGGTTGGCACCGCCGCCGCCAACCCATAACCCGTGGTATATGTAATCGCAATCGGCCACTGCGGCCACAACTCAACGGTAGGCCAATCCTGATTGGCTGCCAAGCAGAAGAAGCAATTATCCGGCGTCAATGTGTAAACCGTTGACGCCAATGTCAACGTATTGCCCCCATCGGTCTTATAAGTCACACTGCTAATCGCCCCCACCGGCGGATACGTCAACGCCAGGCACTCCCCTGGCCACCCATCCAGGTGCTGCCGCCACGTCTGCGTACAGAGCGAAATCCAACAGCGCTGCTCCACATACACCCGCGCCGTTGTAATCAGCGCCGTGATATACGTGTCATCATCCGCATGTTCCACCCGGCAATGGGCCTTCGCCTCCGCCAACGTAACCGGCTCCACCGTGGGACCCGTCACCAAAACCGGCAGCATAAGCACCTCACTTGGTCGCCACAATCCAACAGGCTTTCTCCCCGCTTACCGCGGCGTCAAACCAATACTGATTCAGGTTCCCCGGCAACTCGATGGACGTACCCGGATTCAACGGAAACCCCGTGGTACTCGTCACCCCATTGCCCACAGGATCACCATCCCCAACCCAAATTACACCCGTATTGGCCGGATGCGCCGCCACGCGGACAGCCAAAAGAACCGGCGTCGCTGTCCCCCGCACCGCCGTGCCGGCCGTGGTCACAGTGATTTGTCCACTAAGTACCATAATTTACCCCTTACCGCTTGCGCTTCGGCGCCGTCGCCGTCTCGCCATCCGGCGCCGCTGTGGCCTCTTCCTCCACCACAGCCGCAGGCGGAAGCACCGCCTTGCCCATGCGCAACAGCAAAGCCGCCTCCGCCGCACTCACGGCCACCAACTCCCCAGCCTCTCGCGCCACACCCCCCGCCACCGTCCCCCGGACGATCACAACCATCACATCCATCCTATTCCTCCTATCCCTCCCAGCTTTGCGCCAATCCGGTGAAGGGGCAACCGTCACCCGGTCACCCCTTCACCCAGATCACTAGGTCGTCAACGCATCCAACATCGCACTGAAAGAAGCCGGTTGCCGCACCGCAATATCAACATCTTGCAGCACCACCACCCGCACCGTGCCAGTTGTCGAGACCGTGTAGGGATCAACCAGCAGATCCAGACCGCCCCACATACCCATCAGCAGATCCCGCCAGTTGCCAAAGAAGATCCCCGAACAAACGCCCGTCGATGTCCCCTTGGTCAGCGCCGAACTTACCTGATTGCTCACCAGCGCCCGATAGCCATTCAGCGGCGTCGGCCCATCCTGCCACGTCCAGATCCCGGTACTGCTGGCAACTTCGGTCAGCTTCAACTTCCCGCGCACCCGCGTGTTGGTGACGTAGGCCAGATTGCCCACGTCGGCATTGTCTTGCGCCACCGCGGTCTCCAGACCGACCAAATGCGTGCGCGTCGGCGCCAGCCCGTTGGTGCCGCCCGCCACACTGCCAATGCCCGCCGTGGCCGCAATGCCCGTTGGCTGGTTGCTGCTCCCCAACCCATGCAGCCCCGCCCGATCAATCTCCAACCCCGCGATGGTCGCCAAATCCGTGCGAACAAAGGCTTCCACATCCAGGCTCGACTGCTTAAGCAGCCTGCGGCTCATATCGGTAAAGGCGCCCAAGGTCTTTGGATTCATCGTCACCTGGTCGAACGCCTGTAGGCTCTCGGTCGGCGCACCACTTTCCGCCACCCAATAGGCCGTTGCCCCGCCCGTCTGCCGCGGAATCGCAACATCACCCACCAGCCCAGACAGCACCGTAATCCCGGCCTGTTGCAAGACCATGCGATTACGCAGCAGATCAATAAAGTTCTGCGCCAGCAAGTTGGTCGCCACCGTGTGGCCGCCCGCCGTGGCCACACCCTTCACCACGTCGCGCTGTTCGCCCGCCATCCAGTCATAAGGGACAAACAGCCCCTGGGGTGTAATCCCCATGCGCTTGGCCACCGCCTCGCTCGCCTCCAGTTCCAAGCGCGCATTCCGCCAGTCACCGGTAGCCGCTGCGTTAATCGCCTTCACCAGGCTATACTGGCGGATCTCCTGCGGATTCATCCCAATATTGGGATCAGCCATCGGCACCGGGCGCACCCCCCGCCGATCCGGCTGCAACATCTGCGCCTCGCGCTGTTGCAATTCCTTCTCCCGGTCAATCCGGCCCTGAATCGAATCAGCCTCGCTGATCAAATCAGCATAGCGCTTCTCCTCATCAGCGGTCAGATTGCGCCCATCCTTCTCCGCCGTATCCAACAGGCCACGCGCCAGCGTCACCTTCCCCGCCCGATCATGCTGCCACTGCAAAATCTTATCCATTGTCATCGTCTCCTAGATAGCTATAACCTGTAGGGTTATTCTTATTTGAATAAATCCAACCGCCGCCGCATCACCGCCAAGCGCGCCCGCGCCGACTCCGCTGCGTTGCCGTGCAATCTCCCCCGAAACTGCGCCGGCATCTCCGGTATGTAAAATGCGCTGCCGGTGGGTGAGCCTGTCGAACCCGCCGAACCATCACGCACACTTACGCTCGTCTGTGGGTACGCCGGAAACGTCACCGGGCTGACCTCATACAACTTCACCTTGGTCAACGTCCGCACCAGCTCCCCATCAATCTCGTCCCACTCCTCATCAAGCGCCCGGAAGAGGAAACTCATCTGGTTCACATCCCCGCGCTCAATATTCGCCATGAAGTGCTGGGCCAACTGCGTCGCCGGCGGCTCGATCTCAATCCGCAGCCCCAGATCATCCTCATTCAGCCGCAGCGTATTGTTGGTGGACCGCCCCAGCACATAGTCCGGGTTATGGTTCCACAGCGCCCGTACATCATCTATTAACGATGCGGCAAACGCCCCCGCCCGAATCTTCTCCCGGAAGCCCCAGCCCAACGGCAGCGACAGTTGATCAAACACCGCCGCATACCCCCGCATCATCGCGGGATCACCCTCGCTGCGCCGCTCCAGCGTTATCGCGCTGCTATAAATGCGCTTCTCTACCTGCTCAGTCATGTTGCCCTTCCGTTTCCTGGGAAACACCTACGCCGCCGCCACCACACAGTCGCACCCGTTGTGAATGGGGCCGTGCCGCGCACTCCGCCGCACCAACATCAACCCTTGGTCGCCCCCATCCAGATACTCACCCCCCTGGACAAAGTAACCAGCAATCCCCACCACCCGACCATTGAGCGACCGACACGCATTACAACTGGCCCCCGTCGCCAGCCAGCGCAAATACTGCACCCCAAAAATGGCGTAACTCGCAATCGCCAGCGCATTCCCCGCCTCGGTCGCCTGGCGCTGGGCCATCGCCTCCGGGCGGCTCTCTTCCCAGCCCGTCACACGCTGCTCAATATATTCCGCCGGGTCGGCCCCATCCGCCTGCGCATCGCTGATCAACGCCTCCAACTGTCGCCGACTCGCCGCCACATGCCCATTCGCCATAGCCGCCAAATAGTCGTCGATAAAGGCGCGCAACTCATCATTGACGCCGGCGTCATCCTTCCCCAGTTCCGCCGCCGCCGCCGTCATCGCCTGCCCGGCATAACTCTGCAAAAGCGCGGAAAAAGCCTCACGGACCACACTAGGGAACTCGTCATAAAACTGGCCCAACCAAATGCGGAAGTCCGCCAGGCTCCGTTTGCGTAAGTGCTTATCCACCGCCTTGCGCAGATCCGCCACCTCGCGCCGCACCACCCGCTTACTCACATCCTGGAAGAGCGGACGCATCGCCGAATGCAACGCCACCTTGGCCGCCAACAGATCATCCCGCCGCTGCGCCTCCTCATCATCCCCCAGCCCGCGCCACTCCCGTTTGCCCGCCGCTGCATCATTGCCCCCTCCCTTATCAGGGGAGGGCTGGGGAGGGGTCCCCGCCGCCGCCATATTCAATGGCCGCATCAACTCATCCCCACCATCCAGCGGATTCAAATTCTCTTTCTCTCTGGCTTCATTCGGCGTCATCCACCCCGTCGTAATCGCGCTCTGGTACGCCTGATACCGGCTGCCCGTATCACCGCGTAACAGCCCATCGACCAGGAACTCGGCAAAATAGCGCTCCCGTTCCGCCGGCGAAAGCAGATCCCGGTAAATGCCCTGCTCCCAAATCGCCAACCACGGTGCCAGCGTGAATGTCACAAATTCAATGCTCTGCTGCTCAATATTGCTAAAGGTTGCCCGCTCCAAATCCCCGATCATGTGGGGCGGCACACGGAAGATACTGGCAATCTGCGACCGCTGAAACTTATTATTCTCCAGGAATTGGGCATCTTGTGGCGGAATCCCCACCGTTGCCACATCCATGCCCTCTTCCAAAATCGCCACCCGGTGGGCATTCGCGATCCCCTGGTGGCGCGCCTCCCAACTATCCATCAACCGATCAAACGCTGGCTTGCTCAACTTCCCCGGATGCCTCAACAAGATGCCAGGCTTGGCCCCATTCTCAAAAAATTTCGAGCCATACGCCTCCAGGTTATTGCTTACCCCCAACGTCCTTTCCATTAACCGGATCGGCGAATAGCCCAGCAGCCCATCAAAGCCCAACCCCCGCAAATGCAGAATCTCATACCACTCAAAATCAACGCTGCCATACTCCACCGACGAATAGCGATACCGCAGCGACAAATCCGGCAACAGCCGTTCCACCGTCATCCGATCCGGTCGCAACGGCCAAAGCTCCATCACCTGCGCCCGCCGGTTGTAAACAATCTGTGCATACGCATTGCCCCACGTCGCCAAATGCCCCATCAGCATCATCCGCATCTCGACGCTCGTATGCTCCGGGTTGGGCAAATCATGCAGCAACCGGTACAGTGGATGGCCCACCGCCCGCTGCTTACTCCGCCCCTGCCGCTCATAGAAGATAAAAGGCAAACTCGCCAACGACTCTGCCAACACGCGCACGCAGGAGAAGACCGCCGCAATCTGCATCGCCGACGAAGGCGTCACCGGTCCATCCCCCCGGATCAACCCGCGCAACGTCACCATAAGATCATTACTCAGCGTAACCCCGCGCTCGTCCGCTTCCCACAACCGCGAAAGAATCCCCATGTTGTCCTAGCCTCGGTCAGCCTGCTTATGCTTGGCGCGATAGCGCTGGATCGCCTCCCAGCGTGCCACCCACAAACTCAGCACGATTAATAACAGCCCCAGCGCCGCCAACGCCCCCACCACGCCAAATTGCAAATAGATCGCCGCCAGCAACACCACCACACCTAGCAGCCCAATGCCATCACTCCAACCCATCATGCCACCTCTGTCAACCGAAACTCCTGGCGCATCGCATTGATCTGCGTCGGCGCCAACTTGCCCGCCGCCACCAGCGCCGCAATCGTCTTTCGGTTGATCGGCACCCCACGCCACGCCATATACGCCGCCTTGTTGCTGAACCGCACCCCGTTCACCCGGCTATTGATCAAATGCGCCCCGTGGGTGCGT